GACTGGATAGAGCATAGAATGAAGGTATTGCGTAGTAATAAAACCCTTGATTTATATGACCTTTTAGAGAAGAAGCGTTTACAAAATTTACAAGATTCTGTAAAGGGTGTCAATTACGCAAAAGATCAAAAGAATAGTGATCGTAGTTCGATAAAACAAACAACTTATGGGAAAAAATTTTTAGATATATGAAAACTTATTACGGAGTTGTAGAGAGCAGATCAGATCCTAAACAGTTAGGTCGTCTGAAAGTTCGTGTACTAGGTCTACACACAGAGGACAAAGTATCTCTACCTACAAATGATTTGCCTTGGGCGACAGTTATAACACATGATGGCAGTAATTCTGGATTAGGCACTACGCCGTCTTTCTTTGTAGAAGGCACTTGGGTGCTCGTAGGTTTTTTTGACACAGACAGACAAGAGCCGTATATACTAGGTGGGTTACCAGGTATACCCGAATCACTAGGCGATCCTGATACAGGGTTTAATGATCCTAATCGTAGAGATACAGATGACACTAAAGACGAATACAAGCAGTCTGTGTACCCTAAGGCGGTGAACACTAGTGATATACATGAGAACGCCAGAGGCAGTCTTACAAGCAGTAATGCTGTGAATAGAGACACTATACGAAAGACCAGTGTACCTTCAGCAGACTTTGATGAGTTTACAATACCTACAGTCTTAGGCACATTAACAGTAAGAGGCAGTAATGCGACAGAGTTTAGTGAACCACTTGTTGTAGATGATACAGCGAATGACGAAACAAAGATAGGCACTTATAAACCTACTTACCCGAAGAACCATGTTTACAATACTGAGAGCGGGCACTTGTTTGAGTTTGACGATACGAGCAGTTATAATCGTATATTGTTAAGTCATGCGTCAGGATCTTATCAAGAATATTCTAATGACGGTACCTATGTGTCTCATATTGTTTCAAAGATGTTTGAGGTTGTTTCGTCTGATAAGTCTTCTCTCGTTGAAGGTGATGTGATTGAAACGATTGATAAGTCTTTGAAACTCAAAGTAAATAAACTAGATGGTTCGAATAATCATTTTGATATTGAAGTAGGTTCTAATTCTAATCTGAATATAATGGTTCGTGATGGTGCCTTGAATATGAATGTAAACGGTAATGTGAATCTATTAAGTAATGATGATGTGAATATCTCTTGTGATAACTTTAGGGTTGACGCTTCGAATAAGGTGACGATCTCTAGTGGTGATAAGATGTTATTAGATAGTTCGGGTGAGAATGATATTAATGGTACCCCTATCAACCTAAACTAGTCTAGGGGGAAACTGGTAAACTTTTCTAAACTATAAATGCAATAGACACTTAGGGGGAAACTGGTGAACTATTCGTTAGTATCTTTTTCGAAGTTTAATTCTAGTTGTACAGGTTCTGCTGTATCACATTGTTGACAACAATCAGGTGTACCACAGTTTGGGTGTTCGATTGTTCTCTCGGGTAGTTTTTCGCCTCGTCTTGGATATCTTTCTTCTGCTGTAGGGAATCGCTCTAAATTCATAAAACTATATATACATATGCCAACCTTTCAAAAAATCCTTACCGCAAAACACATAGAGTTTCCAGAGTATCACAAAGTCTATAGTATTCAAGAACTCGGCAACTTCATAGACTATCGAAGAATCAATCGGGACAAAGACGCACACTTTCGTTTAGAGTGTTTGATGAAAGAACTCGATCAACACGGCATGCAACATCCTATCATTGTATCGTATAATGGTTATGAAGTATCTGTCGGTCATCAAAGAGTATGGTATGCCAAACAAAGAGGGTATACTCATATCGATTGTTATCATATCGTAGATCAAGCGTCTTGGGAAAAAGTTTTTCTTTATACAAATTCAAATGACTACTGGCAAAAATATTCTCACAGCGAAAAATGTAAACTTCCCTCATAAGCATATCATTGCAGATTTATCAACATTGACATACAAGTGGGACAATGTACCTGTGAACGAGTGGACAGAGTATGCAGACAAATACGATATACCGTATAAGGAACTTTTTTCGGATTTATCGGAAAGAGGTCTCTTAAATCCTGTGATAGTCCGTGATCTAAAAAATAATGGCGTGTTGCGAAAATATCATTGTGGTGGTCGGCGTATCATATGGGCGAAACGCCAAGGTTATACACATATAAGTGCCTATATTGTTTCTGACTGGATAAGTGAAGAAGGGCGAAAAGAAATAGATACAATTGTAAACGATCAATGGTTTCGAATTGACTAAATAATAAGATATGAATAAAGTTCGAGGAATACATTAAACCCGTCCTGGGTTCGATTATAGATTTATAATCATATTTTACAAAGGAGAATACATGTTAAGATTAATTACCCTTACGGCAATTGGTATGCTATTTTTCACCTATGGTGCAATGGCAACTGAGATTATACCGTATGGTACTTTCAATTATAAATTATCACATGATCAAAATTCTTCTGGCACAGCATATAGTAAACTAGAAAATAACGGATCAAAAGTAGGCGTAGAGTTTATAGACTTAGGCGTTGAAGGAGATACGATTACTGGTTTTGCAAAGTTAGAAGTTGGTCTTGATGTTGATGATGGTGGTTCGAATACCTTTGATAGTCGTCTTGCATATGTCGGTTTAGAAAATTCTGGCGGTGCGGCATTATCTGTAGGTAGACAATCTCACCCATTTGGTAATGTAAACAAGACTGCTAACTTTGAAGTGTATGGTAGTAATGCCATATGGAAGTATGCAGACCGTTCAAGTAATACTGCAAAGTTTGCTTTGGGTGGACTAGAAGCAATGACTATCGTTGACGGTTCAAGTGGCGAAGATGGCATGGACGAATGGGAAGTTTCTTACTCTCATTCTTTACAAGGCATTGATGTCGCTGTTGGATACGCTGATGATGTCGTAAACGATATCTCTTATTGGGGTGCAGGTGCATCCACAAATCTCGGTGATTTAACTATCGCTTCAACTTACACAATCAAAGATGCTGCTACAGACCTACAAGGTATGGAAGCAACAGTAGGTTGGAAAGATGTCACCGTAGGTTACGGAGATAAAGAAGGAACTGGAGTGTATTATACTGTGGGTCTATCTCACGGTGTATCAGATAACTTAAGCGTCTATGCTGAATATCAGCATGATGATGTTGATACTGGTACGGATTTAGATCACTACTCAGTAGGAACTAAATTAACATTCTAAATAAACATATAAACAAAGGAGAAATTCTTATGGATAAATGGTTAAAAAATATTGATGCATGGAAAGATTACGGACTCATTCTGTTAATCATCTGCCTGTTTACAGGTATTCTAGCACCAATGGCATTAGTCAAGTGGGGTTTAATCGCTTGGGTAGGTGCTAATCTTTGGAAAAGATGGAAGGCATAGAACATGAGAGATATAACTAAGAATCGCCTCAAACGATTACTTTATGTTTTGATTGTGATAGGTGTTTTTTGGTTAGGTCATTATTACGGTGAACAGACACTAGAAGTCATTGACGAAGTGCCTGTACCAAAAATCATTATTGAAATGCCAGATGATGGCGATATAGAAATAGAAACACCTACTGCTTCAGAAGAAGTAAGAGGTTAATCAGTATAACGACCGTATCTGTGGGTAAGAATTTTTTTTAATCTTTCCCATACGATACGGTCTTTTAATTCTTTTAAATTACGAGGATCTCGCATGGCAACTTTATCTGCCTTGCCTTTACAAACTAAAATTTTTTCTAACAAACTTTTCAGATAGACCAACCTTCTTCGGCAGGCATTTGTTGATGGTCTTCAATGGGTTGACCAAACTCATCTAGTTCTTCTTCTATCTGTGAGAAGTATGCCCAATAGTTTTCACCACTATCAGTTTTATAATCAATCGAACCATTGTAACCCATTTTGGTGTCGTATATCTCTGTTCGTATACCATTCTCACCAGCAGGATCATTTGTCAATAGTGAAAGAGATATGCCTGTGATCACTCCTTCTCTTGGTAAAATGTTTCTAGTATTCACAGATACTTTATCGCCAACTTTAATTATCATAATATAACTTTCTCCTTAATCATTTTAATTTTTTTTGCTTTATTACCGGTCTTCTTATACCACTTATCATAAACATCTTTGATACTTTTGAATTTTCTTTTTGGTATAGATATGTGTACCATATCAAGTTCACCCCAAACAGGTCCTGGTGTTGGGGTGACAGCAAATTCTATATGTACATTCATTACGCCGCCTCCATTAGAGAGTAAGGTACACGCCACTTAGAACCGGCACAATCGACAACTGCTTTCGCAGGATTCTTTTTGACAATAAATCCATGATGTTTACGA